GTTCCATACGGTTGATACAACATTTCCGACACCTGACAGTGCCGTTGATACTACTGTGCTGATGCCCTCCCATGAAGTGAAAATGACATTACGGATATTGTCAATGGCGGTTTTGACAGAATCACTGACTTTGCGCCATGCGGTGCTGATGTCTGTACCGAGCTGTCCCAGCATAGTTACGATGGAAGCCCTGATCTGTTCCCAGATTTCAGAAACTGTATTCAGTACCGCCGGCATCGCATTTCTCACAATATCCGTAACCGTATCCAGCGCATTCTGCACAACAGCCCTGACCGATTCTGCAACCTTGCCGCCGAAATTAGCAACGGTATCTGTCACCACGCTGCTGTTTTTACTGATTCCTTCTGCCAACCCCTGCATGAAGTCCGGCATCCACGATTCAAAATCAGCGAGAGGACCCTCGTCCGGTACAGAGAAGTGCAGGAACGAACGGATCTTGTTTGCTACACCCTTTACTGCGTCTGCAACCTTGCCGATACAGTTTTTGATACCACCAACGATGTTATTGATAATATCCGCGCCCCACTGAAATGCCTGAGAGCCGAGGTTCTTGATGAAATTCACGGCAGCATTGAAGCCGTTGACGATAGTGTCCTTGATTGCCGTAATTTTCTGCGTCACGGCATTTTTTACGCTGTCCCAGATATTTGATACAGTCGTTTTGATAGCATTCATTACGGTGCTGACTGTATTTTTAATGCCGTTCCAGATGTTGGAGACCGTAGAAGAAATAGTATTCAGGACGCTGCTGACAAATCCGCTGATAGCATTCCACACGGTAGAAACGACTGCGTGAATGGCATTCAGTGTATTGGTGATGTGATTTTTAATACTCTCCCAGATAGACGAGATCACCGACCAGATCGCATTCAGCACCCCGGAGATAAAGCCGGAGATTGCAATCCAGACTGTAGAAATGGTATTGGAAATTGCATCCATCACCGTGCTGACTGTCGAAGAAATCGCATTCCAGATCGTCTCGAAAAATGTTTTTATAGCCTCCAGCACGATCGTCACAACCGCCTTTATGGTTTCCCATGTGGTGGTGATCTTTTCGTGTATCCAGTCCATGACACGGCTGATAATAACGTGGATTGCTTCAAAAATCGTTTCAAACAGATATTTGAACGCATCCAGCAGCGGTGAAATGAAGTCGTAAATAGTCTGCCATATAGTCGTAATGACCGACCAGATCGCATTCAGCACCGTGGTGATCGCTGTATGAATGGCATTCCATACGATCGTAATAACCGTTTTGATCAGATTGATTTTCTCAGCAACGCTATTGTAAATCGCCGTCCAGATGCCGACAAAGAAGTTTTTGATACCAGTCCAGACGGATACAAAAAAGTTCTTTATAGCGTTGACTATGCCTGTGATAAAGCTTTTGATCCCGTTCCAGATATTAACGAAAAAGGTCTTAATGCCGTTCCATACATTTATCCAGAATTCCTTTACTTCGCCAAGACTCGTGCCGAACAGATTACACAGCACATTCAAATAGTTTTTCAGCGTATCTTTGAGGAAATTCCATACCGCTACAAAAATGCCCTTTATACCGTTCCATACCTTATCCCAATCACCCGTGAAAATGCCGATAAACACATCGAGGAGATTCAGGATGATATCTGTAACAGCTTTGAAGATATTTGCGATCTGCTGAAATGTTCCCTCAAAAATCGGTTTCAGGAACTTGCAGAGCCCGTCCCATACAGCCTTGATGACCTCACCGATATTTTTGAAATCGAAGCCCAGTGCGTTGATACGGTCAACGATGCCCTGACAGAATCCTGAAAAAATGCTTTTTATCTGCTCCCAGATAGCAGTGATCTTGTTTCTGAAATCCTCGTTGGTACGCCATAAATGAACAAATGCCGCTACCAGAGCGGCAATGACCGCAATGACAGCGACAACAGGTGCGGATATACCGCCAATGGCTGCGCCAAAGGATGAAAATGCTGCTTTTGCTCCTGCGATCATGGAAGGGAGGTTTGCTACAAGCTGCATCAGCTTGCCGATACCGACCATTGTTTTGCCGATAACAACAAGCAGCGGTCCCAGTGCCGCCGCCACAAGAGCGATTTTCACGATAGTCTCCTTCGTTGCCGGAGACATCGCATTGAATTTATCGATAAGAGCCTGAATACGGGAAACAATAGACCTGATCGCAGGCATCAGAATCTCACCGAAGCTGATAGCAAGCTCCTGCAGCTGGGATTTCAGGATGGTGATCTGTCCGGCAAGGTTGTCCTGCATGGTGTCTGCCATACCCTTCGCAGATCCTTCACAGCCGTAAATGGCAGTAGAGAGCTTGTTGTAGTCTTCCTCGCTGGCATTGATGATCGCAAGCATACCCGCCATATTCTGCTTACCGAAAATCGCTGCCGCTGCCTGCATCTGCTCTGCCTGTGCAAGACCCTCTGTGGTCGTAGACAGTTCCGCAACGATATCATCGAAATCACGGGCGTTGCCCTCGGCGTCTGTCAGTTCCACATTGACCTTGCCCATTTTCTCACGAAGCATACCCATGATCTCACCGAGCGACCGCATATTGCCGTCTGCATCGGTCATGAGTGTATTTGCCCCGGCGATCTCCTTTGAGACACCTTCCTGTTCTTTGGCAAGTGCCTCCTGCGCACGGGCAAGTTTCAGCTGTGCTTTTTCGTAGTTGTTGCTTGCGATTTGAGCCTGTGAGCTGCCTTCGCCGTACTTGCTGATCGCATCATTCAGCTTGATCTGTGCATTATCGAGGGAGATCGTCGCATCCTCAACAGCGTGCTCTGCCTTCTCGACCTTCTCAAAGTCGATTTTCTGAATCGTTTCAGTGCTGATAAAACCGAGTTGCTGCATTGCGGCAGCCTGCTGTTTAGTAGGCTTTGTCAGGTTTACAAGTGCATTTTTCAGACTGTTACCGGCCTGAGAGCCTTTGATACCTGAATTAGCCATCAGGTCGAGTGCAATAGATAAGTCTTCCGCACTCGCACCCATAGAACCGGCGATTGGTGCAACGTACTTGAAGGATTCGCCCATGAGAGACACATTGGTATTTGCGTTACTCGATGCTGCTGCAAGGATATCTGCGAAGTGTGAAGAATCATCCGCGCTCATACCGAGTGCTGTCAGAGCGTCCGTGACAATATCCGATGTCGTTGCAAGGTCTTCACCGGAAGCGGCGGCAAGGTTCATAATACCCTCGACACCGTTCAGCATATCTTCCGTTTTCCAGCCCGCCATTGCCATATAGTTCATGGCATCAGCGGCTTCCGATGCGGAGAATTTCGTCTGAGAACCCATCTCACGGGCTTTTGCACGGAGAGCCTCTAAGTCCTCGCCGGTTGCACCGGATACAGCGGAAACCTTGCTCATGGAAGCATCGAAATCAGCAGTCGTTTTGACCGCGGCAGTTCCGATACCGAGAATCGGCACTGTTACATATTTTGTCAGATTCGTACCGACCGTTGCAATCTTGTCTCCGGCTTTTTCAAGAGATGCTCCTGCTTCACCGAGCTTTACAAGTGCCGCCTGAGAATTCGCCGCTTCCTGCTGCAGGTTTTGCAGTTCCTGTTCAGTATCGACAATCTCACGCTGAATGGAGTCATACTGCTCCGGGGAGATCGGATGCCCGAATTCCTCAGACACATCCTTTGCCTGCTGTTTCAGCCCGTTCAGTTCGTCAGTGGTCTGCTTGATCTCACTTTGCAGGGCATCATATTTCTCCTGCGATATTTCACCCTTGGAAAGCTGCTCATCAGCGATCTTGCTCTGCTCTTTCAGTTCCTTGAGCTTGGTTTCCGTCTCACTGATTTTCTGCTTGATCGGGTCGTACTTTGCTTTCCAAGCATCGTAGTTGTCTTTGGTTTTAGCAGCCTGTTCGCTTGCTTTTTTCAGCGTTTCGAGTTTGTCACTGGTCGATGATACGGCATCGGCAAGCAACCGCTGTTTCTGCGCAAGAAGCTCCGTATTGGTCGGATCGAGTTTCAGCAGCTTTTCTACATCTTTAAGCTGCGTCTGCGTGTTTTTGATATTCTTCTCGACACCCTGCAGGGCTTTTTGCAGTTTGGTGGTATCACCGCCGATCTCAACGGTTATACCCTTGATTCTGCCTGACATGCGGATCACCTGCCTTTCAGTGGATATATATAAGCACCATCAGTGCTGTTATCGTTTTATCAGCCTAAATGTCTCTTTCAGGCTTTTGTGTTTCAGCTTCCTCGGCTCAA